GTCCGGCGAGAACCAGAGATCCTGCCAGACGGAGCCGGACTCCGGCCCGTGCACGACCTTCCAGAGGATGCCCAGCTTCTGGTTGCCGCCCTGGTTCTTGCTGTACTTCACCTGCCCCACCCGCAGCAGGTAGGTGCCGGGCGTGAGGTTACCGCCGAAGCCCTCCTCGGCGGCGGCCTCGATCAGTGCGGTCATGGGCGTGCTGCTCATGCGGTTCCTTCGGGGTCAGCCGGGTCGTCCGGCGTGGGGTTGGTGAGTTGGTCGTGGATCGTGGGCAGCTTTCGGGCCGCCCGGCGGACGTCGTTGCCGAACGCACGAGCAGCGTTCGGTTCGAGGACGAGGGTGAAGTCGAGAGGGTTGGGGTTGCCGGCGTCGTCGTAGGCCAGCCCTCGCACCCGAACGGCGAGCACCTTGGCCCGGCCGAGATGCTCGGTGGACTCTACCTCCCCTTCGCCGATATCCAACGTCTGCACGAAGACGGGCAGGCTGGCACTCATCAATAGTCTCCCTTCGGGAGGTCGGGGTGCGACCCCTTGGTCACACCGGGAAGCCGAAGCATGGTCGCTCGACGTGCTTTGCTGGCCCGATAGTACCCGGGCTCCACGAGGCCAGCCTCCACGAGCGCTTTGAGCAGACGCCGGTACTTCCGCCAGGACATGGCCACGTCGATGTAGAGGTGGCCGTGCCCGGGCGTGCTGGAGGGCTCGTAGTGCGCCGGCACGTCGAGGTCGATGGCCGGCATGTGGAGATCGCACGGCAGCCCATTGCACCGCACCTCGCTGGACACGAGGATGACGTCAGGGTCGAACCAGTCAGTCCGCACTAGGCACTTGCCCTCATCGAGTCGGAACCGCTGGCGGCGGATGGAAGGCTCGTAGCTCATGCTTCTCCTTCGGTCAGGGGTGCGACCCCGGGCTGGTTGATGACGTTGAACATCTCCTCGACGATGCGCCGGCCGGTCGAGATGTCCGGGACGATGATGTCCTTGCCGTACCACTCGGTGATGGCGTGCCAGTTCGAGCCCGACACGTAGAGCGGGTTCTGGCCGTCGATCGAGATGACCCGGTCATAGGTGCCGGCGCTGTTGGGCTTGTGCTGCATGTAGCCGACGACGTCGAAGTGGTAGCTCAGCCGGTCGGCGATCTGGCCATCGACGAGAGGCTTGATCTTGCCGGCCTTGCCCCGCTCCCGCTCACCGGCTGTGCAGACGAACACCTCCAGCTCCTTGTGCGGGTTCTGCCGGAGGTCCCGGTACTTCCGGATCTCCTTGGACAGCTCCCGCAGGATGCCGCCGTAGTCCTGGAGATCGAGCGCCGCTGTGCCGGCGACGTTGTTGTCGATCAGCCGCTGCTGTAGCTCGGTGAGCCCGTCGATGATGACCGAGCGGAAGTAGTGCTGGCCGGAGGCGAGCACGGGGTGGATCAGCTTGAAGTCCTCGAAGCTGCGCACGATCACGACGACGGTGTCGTCGGTGGTGATGCCCGGCAGAGGGGTGCGGGGGTCCCACACCACCTTGTTCGAGGGCGTGAGCCGGTGCCGGCCCTCGGTCTCGATGAGGAGCCGAGGCCCGGGGGCCGAGTCGGCGGTCCACGACTTGCCCTGCTTGCTGTCCCCGTAGAGGAGGATCGTCAGGTTGTTCACTCAGTTCTCCTTGCCCACACGGGGCACGTAGAGGTCGCTCACGGCGGCCTGCCAGTTTGAGCCGTCGTCCATCATCGGGCAGACGGCGAGGAAGGGGCAGCGCCAGGTGCAGTCCTTGCCCGGGTTGGGCGGGAACTCCATCTGGTGCAGCACCTCGTTGGCCTCGACGTACTGGATCGAGCGCACCATCTTGGTGACGGTGCCGATCATCTGCGCCCAGGTGTTGTCGAGCTGTCGGTTGTTGTACTCGGCCTCGTACCGCTCGTAGAAGGGCGGCGTGGCCCGGGCGGTGCGGAGCGAGTCCTTGAACATGTCGTGTCGGAACCGGTGCACCGGCTTGCCGGTGTGGATGCCGGCCATCACGCAGTAGATCCGGCCCTGCGTGTTGATCGGCAGGGTGTCCTTCGCCTGGTCGAGATCACCCACTTTCTTGTAGTCGGACACGAACACCTCATCCCGCACGCTGTCGTAGACGAGGTGGTCGATGTGGCCCAGGAGCGTGACCTGATCGCCGAGGATCTCACCGAGGGGCACGCTGATCTCCAGCTCGGTGCCGAGGGTCTTCTCTCCGGCATCGGCGCCCGACATGCCGAGCCACTCGACGTAGCCGTCGAACATCACCTCGGCCTTTCGGTAGATGTCCTTCCACTCCTTCGGCAGGTCGCCGACCGACGGCAGCCCGAGGTGCTGGGCAAGCTCCAGCCTGCGCAGGTCGAGGCGGTTCCGCCAGGCGGTCTCGCCCGTGAACCCGGTCTCCGGCGTGCGGTAGGCGTGGGCCAGGTCGTGGATGAGGGTCCCGAGATCGGAAGTTCCCTTCGCCGGCTTGTGGCTCCAGTCTTTCTTGAAGCCGGTGCCCCCGTGCACGGAACCGAGGAAGAAGTTGCGAGGGCAGGTCCAGTAGGCGGACAATTCGGACTGGCGGATGACTCGCTCGGTCATCGGCGGGGCCCCTTCTTGCTGTACTTGGTGCGCCAGGCGGACTTGCTCGCCGGGCACGCCTCCTCACCTCGGTAGAGGTGCCGCTTGTAGTCCTCGATCGAGCCGTCGCACGGGAGCCGCACGGGCGTCTTGCCGTCGGCTGAGTGCGACCGGCCGTGCATGGCGAGGGCCTTCGCCGTGGCGAAGCTGCGAGTGCAGCCCTCGAACTGGCAGGTGTGCTCCATCAGGTGTCTCCCAGGATCGTCTTCGCCAACTGGCGCTTGGCGTCCGCTGCTTCCGGCCGTCGCTCGTCGACCGTGTCTTCGGTGACGAGGTAGATGATCTCCACGCTACCGGCTTCCTGGCCGATTCGGTGGATGCGGTCCTCGAACTGGTCGTTCTTGACAGACTCGTAACTCGCCTGGAGGAAGACCAGACGGTTGGCCCGGGTGAGCGTCAGACCCTCGGCCCCCGTGCCCAGGGTGAGCAGCAGCACCTGGACCACACCGGCCTGGAAGTCCCGCTTGGCCATGTCCCGCTCGGCCTCGGACTGGGCCCCGGTGATGAGGCCGACGGAGATGCCCTTCCTTGCCAACTGAGCGGCCGCCAGCTCGATCAGCTTGCGGGACTCGGCACCAACGACCAGCGACTCGCCCGGCGCCTCCTCCAGGATCTCCAGGAGGGCGTCGACCTTGTTCGACGGCATAGTCATCTCGACGATGCGCTGGGTGGTGCGGACCGTGCCATCCGGCATCTCGACCTCGACGTCCACGAACACCGGGGTGGCCGAGGAGAGCTGGCTCATGCGGCCGTACTTCACGATCCCGTCGGTGGCCATCACGAGCTGCCCGTCGTCCGTGAGGTACATGCCTTCCTTGTCCATCGCCTTGTAGGCAGCGGCCTGCTTCGTGCCCATCGTCAGCCGGCGGGTCGAGCGGATCTTCGGGGGCAACTGGGGCAGCACCTCGGCCTTGGTGCGGCGCAAGATGTACGGGCGGATGGCCGCCCGCAGCTCCTCCTCGTGGAGCGGGTTCAACCCGACGGACATCATCGCCCGGCCCTTGGCGAAGTGGTTGGGCACCATGAGGGCGTAGCGGTCGAGGAACCGGGACCGGGACGAGAACCCAGTCGGCGCCACGAGGCGCAGAGCGGCCCACAGATCCTCGACCTTGCCAGTGACCGGCGTGCCAGTGAGGGCCCACACGTACTCGGCGCCGTCGGCCAACTGCCAGAGGGCCCGGGTCCACTTCGTCTTCGGGTCCTTGCCCTTGTGCGCCTCATCGGCGATGACGGCCTGCCACCGGATGCCGTTCAGCTCCTTGGGCGTCTTCTCCTCCTCGCTGAGGGCGACGGACGGGTAGGGGGCGAGCCGGGAGTGGAGCGCCAGGTGGTGCCACGGGATCACGAGCACGTCTGCCTGGCCGACGGCCACAGCCTCGATGGCCGCCACTCTCTTGGGCTTGGTGTCCCCGGTGGCGACGGCCCGGAGATCGGTCCACTCGTGCACGTGGTCGACCCAAGCCGAGCGCATCGAGCCGGTGCAGACGATCAGCGCCGGGACGGGGGACGGCCGGCCGTCGAGCTGACCGAGCAGGCGCACGGCCTCGACGGACTGCACCGTCTTGCCGGTGCCCATCTCGTCGGCGAGGATGGCACGCTCCTGGTAGCCCAGGTACGTCGAGCCTGTCGCCTGGAACGGGTACAGCTTCTCCGAGAGAAGCGGGTCGGTGACGTGTCCGGCCCGTACGACGTCGATGAACTCGATGTGGGAGATGGCGCCCTCGGCCCACGCCTGGACGGCCGGCGTGATCTCCATGCTCGGACCGAGCACGCCACGGGCGGCCTTCGCCACGGGCCAGGCGACGGGGGCGGTCCACCCCTCGCCGGAGTAGTTGAACCCTGGGATCTGCTTGATGAGATCCTTCAGGCGGGGCGAAGCGTCGAGGTGAAACCGCCCGTCCACGATGTCGAGCATGATGGGGGTCTCGATCAAGAGGCCATCTCCTTGAGGCGGGCGATCACCCAGGGGTTCCGGATGGCGGCGAGGTGGGCGAGCAGGTGACGGGCGGCGTCGTTCTGGTGCCCGCCCTTCGACGGGCGGTACCAGCCGAGGTGCTTCAACTTGGCGTCCGAGCCGAACGTCTTGTTGTAGCGGGGCGAGAGGTGGAAGATGAGGCCCTGCGCCTGCGCTGCGGCCTCGGCGGCGCCGATGATGTAGAGGGCGTCGAGCTGCGACGACAGCTTGTGGGTCTCGGCCGTGATGTCGTACTGCTCCACCACGAGAGTCCTGACCCCGTCGACGTCACGCATCGGGTCGAGCCACCGGTACACCTCATATCGGCCCTCAATCTCGAACGAGTCGAAGCCACCAGTCCAGTCGTTCCAGCGGGCAACACCAGTCACCTTGCCCGGGTCGATTGCGACGATCATCCTTCCTCCTCCAGTTTCCAGCCCCAAGTGGAATAAGGGCCCTTGACGTCGCACGTGATCGGCAGTGCGAACTTGGTGTGCTCCTCCATGATGCCCTGGACCGTGGGCATTTCCACCTCGCCGCCCGGCGGCACGCTGAAGACCAGCTCGTCGTGCACCGGCAACATGATCCAGTCGCCGTAGCCGGCGGCATCGAGGTGGATCGTCTTGTCCTTCAGCAGGTCCGAGGCGGACCCCTGGATGAGGTAGTTGAGGAGCGAGTAGATCTTGTCCGGGTCGGACGGCATGTAGCGACCGCCCGTGGTCCACACGTAGGCCACTCCGTCGGTGGCCAGGCGGGTCCGCCCGAGAACGTCCAGCTCCCGGACGAACTCGAACCGGCGGGGGTACGAGGACTCCAGGGCCGTTATGAAGCCCCGCACCTCGCCCTCGGTCACGCCGGCTGTCGCTGCGATCTTGGCGGCGCCGGCCCCGTAGAGGCTGGCGAAGTTGAAGTTCTTGGCGATGGCCCGGTGCCCCGGCGTGAAGTCGGGCCCGTACACCGCTCGGGCGGCGGCCCGGTGCAGGTCCGGGTCATCGCTGTTGAACACGTCGATCATCGCCTGGTCCCCGGAGAAGTGGGCGGCGAAGCGCAGCTCCTGGCCGGAGTAGTCCACGGTCCAGAGCGTGTCGCCCTCCTCGGGCAGGATGCAGTGCTTGATGGCCGGCGTGCGGGCCGGCAGGGTCTGGAGCGGCGGGCCGGTCACGCTCGACCGACCGGTGCGGGCCGCCATCGTGTTGATCGACGGGTGCACGTGCCAGTTGCTGTCGGACTTCTCCAGGAAGCGCTGGAGGTACGCCCGGTTCCACTTCACGATGCGCCGGTACCGCAGCACCTTGGCCGCCACCGGAGATGGCACGCCCAGCTCATCCACGATCCCCTTCAGGACCGCCTCGGACGTCTTGGGTAGGCCGGTGTCGGTGAACTCCTCGGGGTCCCACCCGCCTCGGGAGAGGGCGTCGGCCACCTGCGCCCCGGACGACGGGTTCTTCACGCCGAGGGCGTTCAGCTCGTTGAGCAGCACCTGGCGCTCGGCGTCCCACTGCTCGTAGAGGGCGAGCGTGTAGTGCGGGTCGATGCGCAGGCCCCGGCGCTCGGCCCGGTACATGATGTCGCTGTAGGCCATCTCCCGCTCGTAGGCCGGCCACATGCCCCGCTGCTGGACTTCGGGGATCAAGCGGTCGACGGCGAGCGCCGTGATGGCGGTGTCGAGAGCGGCGTACTGCCAGTAGGGCGGGAATTCGACCGGCACGGTGGCCCAGTCCCACCCGTTCTTGGCCATCGCCTGCTTCAGCATGGACTGGCCCGCCACGGCCTTCGGTCCGAACATGGTCTCGGCCACCGGCTTGAGCCCGTGGGAGAGCGGCGGATTCGTGAGGTGGTGCAGGTTCCGCCCGTCGTGGATGCGGTGCGCCGCCGGCACGGGGAGGCCGGTGACCTCCAGGGCGTGCCGGTCGAACTTCTCGTTCCACATGCCGACGGGGCCGTCGTAGCGCCGGAGCGCCTCGGCGATGGCGCCCCGCCAGTCTCGGACGGACAGGGCCCAGGCGTGGGCCCCGTCCCCGAACTGCACGAGGCGGGTGAACCCCGGCGTCCACCAGTCGAGGCCGGCCAGGGCGTCGTCAGCCACTGGCGGTGAGGGCGTTGCGGACGTCGAGCAGCCAGTCCCGGACCCGGTCGGAGTCGAGAAGTCTCTGCTCGCCGATGCCCCGGAGAGCGACGTCGACCAGGCGGGTCGCCTCGATGGTGCGGTCGGCGCCGGACAGCAGCATGCTCAGCTTCTCTGCGGCGGTGGTCATCAGTGGCCCCACCCGTTCTTCGGGGTCACGAACCCAACTGAGTACGCCCGTACGGTCTCCGGAGCGGAGCACTGGGGGCATGGGGGCGGAGGGACGACGGCGTCCCGTGCGGGCAGCTCGAAGCGGTGCCCGCATGCCTTGCACTTCCACTCGTGCTTCGGCATCAGGACCCGCCCCGCTCGGTCAGCACCGTCCGCTCGACGATGCAGTAGAGGGGCCCGATGGGCGCCTCGGTGCCGTCGGGGCCCATGTCGTTGCCGAGGGGCGGATGGTGGTAGAAGGACCCTGGCACCACGCTGTAGCCCTGGGCGCCCCAGGTGTTGAGCGAGTCCTCGGTGGCCCGCACTCGTAGATACTGATAGGTCTCGCTCATGTCAGCCTTTCAGGGCAAGGTCGGTGATGTAGTAGAGGGAGCTGATCGTGTCGTTGTTGTGGAGCCGCTTGTCGAACTCGTAATCGTCGAGCGCATGCTCGGACGGGTGCGGGTCGTTGGCCGAGTCGTGGCCGGGCCGGATGATGCGCCACACCTCGCCGCCGGCCGAGCGGATGGCGTCGGCCTCGTTCGGGAAGCGTACGTCCGAGAACACCACGGGCCCGTCGATGCTTCCCGCCCGGCGCATGGCGGCGTCGACCCACACGTTCTCACCGAGCACGCCCCGGCCGGCCTCGGTGCCTAGCCGCTGGAGGAGGTTGCGGATCTCGGGGAACTGGTCCTTGGCTGTCTCCCAGCCGAGATCGTCCACCACGTCCTGGACCCGCCAGACTTTGGCTGCCACGATCCCGTTGTGGGCGTACGCCACCGGGTCCATGGCGTAGAGCATGTCGTAGATGGACTGGGCGAAGCTGAGCCTGGTGAACCCGTGCTCCGCCACGAGGTGGCCGGCGGCGGTGTCCTTCCCGCTCCGCTTGTGGCCCGAGAGGCCGATGATCCTGGTCATGCTCCGCTCCGTCCGATCTCGAAGATGAGCCGGCGGTACCGCCTCAAGAAGTCCCGCTGGTCGTCGAGGTAGTGGCCGACCCAGTTCCACCGGTACTCCTGGCCGCCCAGCTCCATCTCCATGAGGACGAAGTTGTCGGCGTCCTTGACGGCCTCCGGGTGCGGGTAGGCGAAGCTGAACCGCTCGGCGATGGCGGCCTCCAGGTTCTCCTCGAAGGCCCGGTAGGCGGCGCCGAGGGTCTTGGTCTGCTTGACCGGTCGCACGAAGTCTCCGAGGTACGCCTCGGCTGCGTCGTGGAGCAGGCCGATCAACTGCATCTCGGCGTCGTATCCCAGCTCCTCCAGCCGATACGAGACCCACAGGCTGTGCCGGGCGACGGACAGGAAGTGGCCGACGTGTCCGTTGTACCGGCAGAGCCGGCTCAGGGCGTGGGCGATGTCGGTCGGGCTGATCTCCGCCGGGTTCGGGGCGAGAGGGTCGATCCGCCCGCCCGTGGCGGTGGTGATGGCACCGGGCCGGTCGATGAACAGGCCGTTGGCATCCTTGGTGTCGTCCTCATGCGGGAGCATCGTTGGTCTCCTTGGGCTTGCGGGGTCCACGAGAGCCGGCGCCGAGGCGCACCAGCTTCGCCTTGCAGTCCTTGCCGGCCACCACGTGGTGGCAGCGGGTCAGCTCCTTGCCGTTGTGCGAGGCGTTGTAGTGCCCGGCGGTGCACTCGTACTCGATCGGTGTCACGGGGTCTCCTTCGGGTTGTTGGTGGGCCAGCCTTCGCTGGAGAAGCGCTTCTGCGCCAGGTGCTCGAAGCCGTAGGTGTTGATGCTGTCTCGGGTGAAGACCACGAGAGGCGGCACTTCCAGCTCGATCAGCCGGCCAGGTCCCTTCTGCCGGCGCCAGAACTCGGCCTCGATCTCGGCGTCGGTGAAGCGCCGGAGCCGTGCACGGCGGAAGGCCGCCCGCACCCTCACGGTGTCACCTCGACGTGGTACAGGAGCAAGTTCTCGATGGCGTTCACGAGCGCCGTCGTCCCGTTGAGGAAGTCATTGACGGAAACTGCCGGCGCACCGTACGCCACGATCCGCTCGTTCTGCGCCCGGACGGCGCTCACGAGGAGCAGGATCTGGTCACGTTGGTCTTCGGTCATCGTGCACCTCGCTGGTGGGTCGGGCAGAGCAGGGCGCCCCGCTTGATCCGCTGGGGGTCCAGCGGAACGTTGCACTCACGGCACCGGTACCGGCGGCGGTTCCGCACCCAGGTGGCCCGTATCAGCTCGCTCACGCCGCCGAAGACGCCGTGCTTGGCGCCGGCCTCGACGGCGAAGGCGTGGCACTCGGCTCGCACCGGGCAGACGTCGCAGTAGGTGCGCTGGAACCGCTCGGCGTGCCGGGCGATCTGTTCGTGGGTGGCATCCTCGGGCGCCAGGCCGGCACCGAACCCAGCGAGCCGGCACGCCGCCCGCTCCTGCCAGGGGTCAGCCGGCATTCGGCATCGCCGTGACGTTGTAGAACGCTTCCCACAGCTCGAACAGCGGGGCGTCGGGGTGCTCCCGCCACACGATCCCGCCTGCGGTGAGGGCGGCCTCGATGGCGGCGGCCTCCTCGGGCGTGACCACGAAGGCCACGACCTGATCACCCTTGCTCGTCCGGCTGGGCCGGGGTCCGATGACTCGCATAGCTTCTCCTTGTGTGTCGAGTTCCGGGAGCGGGGTACCTACCTGAGACCACCCCTATGCACCGCTCCCGCATCCAGCACTTGTGGGTCGCCGTAGGCAATGCCGGAATCTTGGTGGACAGGTGGGTTCCGATCCCCACACTTGGGCCCGTTGTAAGGGCTGGCTCTCCTTGGCCTACTGTCCGTGTCCCCGGCCCCGAGTACCGCCCCTTAAACGGGGTGGTTCGGAGCCGAGGATCTTGCTCGCACTGCGTCAGGCAACCCGGGTCCTAGCCCTGCGTGCGATGCGGGAGGGACGTTACCGACCTCGTGGGCCGAACGCAACCTCGTTGATGAAGTCTTGATCCTCGTCGTAGCTGTCGAGCACGTCGAGCCCGAGGTAGCTCAGCTCCTCGCCGAGATCGTCGTCGAGCACCCGACCGGTGTAGTCGTCCCGCCTCGGCCTCATCCTGCCACCCCCACCCGGTCGCAGACCAGGCAGACGAAACCGGAACCCGTCGCTGGGAAGGGCTCGCCGTCGCCGAAGGGCGACCGGCTCAGGGTGTGCTGGCAGTGCCGGCAGGACCGCTCCAGGAGCATGCCCTGCCGGAACCGGTCGGCCTCGGCGGCGTCGTTCAGGAACCCTTCGTGGTGGCTGGCTGCTCGGGGCATGGCGGAAGCGTAGCGGGCCTCGGCGCCCGACCC